TAAACTTCTGACTCTGTACATAATTCTTCGCTAAATCTTCTAAAGACTTAACTCTAGATAATTCTGATGATGTTTTTAAATCCTCTGGTAGAAGATCTAACCATTTTGTCGGGTCTATGACTGATGCAGGTGGTTCAGCTGCAGGTGGTTCAGCTGCAGGTGGTTCATCTGTAGGTGGAGTGTCTCCTCCGCCAGTTGGTGGGTTAATAATACTTGGATCTACGTCGCCATCTGCGAAGTTAAGTATCATAACTCTTGATAAAAATTTGTTCCTCAACATTTTACGCTCCTTTATTTAATATATTTCCTATAACTTCAGTATGGTCTTCTTTAAGTCTCTGCGCCATACCAAGTATATAGGTTACTACTTCTCGTTCACTACATTCTCGCAGTGCCCTGTTTGATTCTATTGTACCAGATCCCTGATAATAATGGAACCTATGCTTTAAATCTTCCAATACTATTACAGCGTCCTTATTATCCTTGAATAAACGCTCGTATGCTCTCTTAATCCGAGGACTTATACCTCTGGATTTAAGAAAACTATTGAGTAGGTTGTCCGCCATTCGCTTGTTGTGCCTCCATTATGTTCTTATATGCTTTAGATGCGTCTCCAGCGCCTTTTAATTCCGCCTGTTGCTGCTGAAGTCTCATCATTTCTTCTTCTTTTTTAGCCCGTTCTGCTCTTTTCTTCTTGACTTCCGCATCTGTGTACATCATTTTTAGTGGTGCTCCAGATATTTCTCTATAGATGTCTATAGTTGCGTCAATGTTTATCTTATCCATACCGCCAACCTGAGCTAAGTTACCGCCAACCTGTAATACTCTATCGATAGCAGTGAGTTGATAGAAGTTAGCGGCCCTTGATAGAGGGTTATCTATAACTATCTCTAGTTTCTGGTTACCTAAATACTTTATTAACTCTTCTGGAGGTTCAGGAAGTACGCCTCTGCGTAGCAATATGTTGAATGATCTGATGATAATAGGTTTAAATAGGTCTGCTTCTAGTGATGCATTCCATGGACTCATTAATATAAGCTGTTTAATTTGGTTTTGCTGTGCTTCATATGTGTTCCCAGCAGAGGTATCCTCTACAACTAGGTCATACATGCTCTGTCTAACTAGCTCTCTTCTATCAACAAGTACATCTTTACCTATTGAGTACCCTGAATACTTAGCGATAGGGCTTGCTAACGCTCCCCCTGCAGCCTGATCTGTGTAGTAGTAGTTAGCGGCATTAGGATTTAAATTCAGTGGTCCTCTATATACGCCGATAGGAATGTTATAAGGAGAGTTAAAAGCTACATCCCCTGTCTCTAACTGCTGTGCGGATAGTTTATTTAATGATCTTACGTCTGGTAATGCGTCGATTCCGGGTGAATTACAGTATACATCGGTACCAACTGGACCTAATCTACCTATACCAAATGGTTGTTCTGGTACTCCATCCTCTAATACTAAGTGGTTATTAGTTTTATCTACATAAACAGAGGCCCATTCCATAGCTTTCTTACCCTTAATTTCTGGGATAATCTCATATGCACTCTTCTTATAAACGCAGTGGATATATTCGTCCTCAGATTCTAGGTCAGCGGATAACGAAAGTTTCTCTTTAACTGGAGCAGATAGTTTTTCTATACCAAACTGCTCTGCCGCTTGTATAGGATTCATAGTTATTTTACGGAACATGAAAGTAACTTTGTTACCAGCCCCAGTTAATACGTATAAATCTCTTAGTGGAATGTTATAAGCGGAGAACATTTCCGCTGTTGGTTCTTCTTTAATATAGATACCAGATACTCCAAAGGCTATCATCTCATCGAAAGCGTATCTTTGGGTAGATATCATAGCTCTGTTCAGATAAGATCTATGAATATCTCCTATAGTTTCTAAGTATTCTTTAATAGACTGAGTGTTCATAGCGTCCGAATGAGATATTCCACCTTTACGTTTGACTACAGGTAAGGAATATGAAAACCATTTAGTTACGGGATTAGCTGTATAAGCGTATAAACTAGCTGAAGATCTACGTAAAGATACTCTCGGAGTAGAGTCGTAGATATGAGAAGTATCTTTCGGAAGATTAATTGTATTAGCGTTATAGAAACCACCAGACTTAGGCAACATGTAGCGCGCTACTTCTTCCCACTCAGACTCCCAGTACTGGTGTTTCTTTCTAGCTATCTCAAATGTTTTTAAAACTTTAGAAACTATTTTATCTGACATATCAACGACCTAATAAATTCTTTTTTAAAAGAGTAGTAATATCACTATCGGAAGAAGCTCCTAGCAATGTAGGTGCTGCAGTTGATTTACTCTCTGAAATCTGTGCCCTACGTCTCTGTTCTGCTGGGTCTAATTCTTTTGGAGCGAATACTTCAGGAGCTGTAGGAGCTTCTGGAACTATTATTTGTGGCGATGATTTAGCTTTGTTCTGCATCTATTTATATCTCCTATGCTATACTCAGAACTGCGCCTGAGCCTAGTCCTGTGTCTGTATATCTTGTTTTAGCCTGTCCACCTACCGCTGGATTGATGGATAATATATTACTTTTATTATTCTCAGCTGCCGCTATATATCTTAATCTGTCTTGTCTCTCTTGACTCTTAGCTGTCGCGTCTGCGTTTGTATCGTCTGTTGTTGCCTGCGAAATAACTACAGGCTGCCCTTGTTGTACAGACATTGCGGCTACAGATAGTCCAGCTGTTCCACCTATGGCTGCGGCTGTTAAAGCCTCCCCATACGTTACGGAGCCTTTAGCTCCCAGATCGATGGCTGTCTTTCCTAATGCATTTCCCACAGAAGATATACCTGATTTAACACTAGACATAATCCCTGATTTAGCGGCTGTCTCTACTCCAGTCTTAGCTACGGCTCCAGTCTTAGCTACGGCTCCTGCCGCTTTGCCTATCGCGCCTAGTGCGTGTCCTGCTCCGAATGTCAACGCTGAAGTAGCTCCGGCTATCAAGGCGCCTTTTAAAAAGCTTTCACCTTGAATGGCGGAAGTAGTACCACCGACCACAGATCCTATTAAACTTAGTATTAAAACTTCCATGAATCCTCCGTATATAATAAGTTTACCATACCTATTAATCTTTTACAACATACTGCTCATCAAAAGTAGATAGACGTTTTTCTATTCGCTCTATATCGTGCTGTAATCTCTGTTCATACTGCTGCCGAATATGGGATAGAGTATGAATAGCCGTAGGAGAAGCGTTCTTCAATACCCTAGATGCTTTCTCTATAAACTTCTTATCTATAAAAGTTATTATAGAAGCGGAAAGATATCTGAAAGCGTCGGCACCGTGAGAAGCCCAGTCGTGTAGCGGTTCATCAAGATACAGTTTATTTTTACTGTCGTACCTTTTCTTATAATCTCTTAAGCAAGATATGCCCTGCTCACACTTGGCTCTACAGAAAATAGTGTGTGGTAATATTTTCCTTACTGTGTTGATACCGTCCAGTACTCTGTGTATAGGTATTACCCTAAATAATATTCCGTTATTCCTAGCGACGGTAAGCGTAGACATCCCAGTACCTTGATCACGTTTCCTAATATCGTGCGGAGCAAAGTGATCCGCGTATTTGTAGGTAGTGTGGTGGGCGTACTTCTGCGACAGTTCTGCTATCTCTTCTGCGGATCTATACTCCGCTAACTTATTGAAGTTACCTAATACCATAGCGGCCGACTCTATCATCGAACGCCCTTCGAATTCATTATACTCGATAACGTGTACCTTATTATTATAGAATTGATAATACCATATGGACGTAGCGTCTGATATACCGATGTCCCATGCAGTGTAAACTGGATATTCTGGATTGTGAATAGATAGACTTGATGATATACGGTCTTCTTTTTGTGCCCTAGCCATAGCTTCCGAGTAGTAAGAACCTACCTGACCAGAAGTAAACGAGCAGTAGTACTCCTGTTGGATATGTTCTTCCGGAGTTCCTAATAATCTTTCTTCCTCAATAGCTTCTTTAGATATGACAGGTACTGAGACAGTTGTCTTAGACTCACTGTCGTAGACTTTCTTTCTAGTATCGTCAATCGTCAATAGCTGACAGAACCAGTTAGGATTTTTAGAAGCTGTTTTAAATAAATCGTAGGCGTGGTTCATACCTCTTGGCGTGGTATTGAATATGGCCCATCCTCCGTTAGCTGCTAGGATAGGAGATATATACAACCATGCTGCAGGGTTAGATAACGCGAATTCCGAGAACACTACCCCTACGGGGTTTGAGCCAACAAGGGAGTCGAATCTGTCTGAACCTAGGATCTGTATAGTTGATCCGTTAGTCAGCTTAATTAACATGTCGTTGTCACGGATACCAAGTATTAATTCTTTAGGTATGAAGTCTAGGAAAGCTGTACCATCTGATGTACGCGCTTCGAATAATGCCTTCCGACCCTGTTTCAGTTCTGGAAACAAATACCAATATGTACCGACTCTCTTTTGAGATTCCTTGATAACTAAGTTCCATATGTTTAAATCTTTCCCGGATCTCCTGTGGGAAATTTGAAATGCTCTTTTACTCTCGGTGTTTGTGTTTGT